CCGTACCACTACGGGCCGTGTAGGAATTACTTTCCTGGACAACTCTATTGTACGACTAACAGAACATTCTAAGTTAGTTATTACTGAATATGTATTTGATCCTGACCCTTCAAAAGGCAAAATGGCTTTAAAGTTTGCAAGTGGTACAGCTAGATTTGTAAGTAGTAGATTAGGAAAAATAGATAAAAGTAGAATAAAGTTATCCACACCTACTGCTGATATAGCTATTAGAGGGACTGATTTTACTTGCACGGTAGATGAATTAGGTCGTAGTTTAATAATACTTTTACCTGATGAAAATGGCATATCTAGTGGGGAAATACTTGTCACTACTGCAACAGGTAGTGTTACTCTCAATAAACCCTATCAAGCTACAACTGTAGAAGTATGGGAAACGACTCCAAGCAAGCCTGTAATACTTGATCTTACTTTAGATGTAATAGATAACATGCTTATTGTTACACCTCCAGACGAACAAAAGTTATCCACAGAATCATCCACAACGTCCGTAGCTGATAGTGGAGCTATATTAGATATAGATTACTTAGAGTTTAATGAGCTAGATACAGATGATTTAGCTGAGGACAGTTTAGAGTTTACAGAGTTAGATATAAACTTTTTAGATGTAAATTTCTTTGAAGATTTGCTTGCAATAATAGAAGAAGTAGACCAGTTAGATGCAAAAAATTTAGCTGTAGGTGCTTTGGTCCAAGGCACAGAAATAGGACAAGATTTAGAAACACAAATAATAACTTTACTACAAGGAGAACAAATTGCGTTTCAAAGAAAAGTCAATCAGAATGCGCAGTTGACGGTCAATAGTGGTCAAGGTTACACTATTATTTTAATACAGGATGGTAAATACCAACAGATTGTAGTTAATGGTGGAGGTAACTCTACTATTACGATTACACAGGGGTCAGGATGAAGAAATGGATTTCGTTACTTAGTATACCAATACTATGCATGCCATTGTTATTTAACTGGCAAGCATTAGAAATCCTTAAATTAAAAACATTTGACGCACTCGTACAAACACCAGATCCATCTGGCTGGTTTGTAACTTTAGATATAACAGAAGAAGATGTAACACTTGCGGGCGGGTGGCCCTATCCGCGACAAGACCTTGCACGAATACAATTAGACTTGTTAGATGCAGGAGCTTTAGGTGTAGGTTGGGTTGTTGCGTTTCCACAAGCAGATAGATTTGGTGGAGACCAAGCATTTGCAGATGCTTTATTACAAGGTCCGAGTGTAATTGCTACGTTTGAAGGAGGCAGTTCTTACGCACCAACTACAGGCACAGTTATATTAGGAGATGGAGAACCCATACAAGGTATTGAAGCACAAGGCGTAATAGGGAATGTGTCCGTGTTAGCAGACTCAGCCTACCAGGGGCTAGCAGTCGCACGTACCGATGTAGATAATTTAGTAAGACGTTTACCTTTACTACTTCAGACACCAGACGGTTGGACTCCGTCTTTTGGTATACAAGTTATCAAAATGATTGGTGGTGCAGATACGTACATTATTAAAGGACAGCAGGGACAGATTGAAGAACTTACTGTACCTAATTATGCAGAGATACCTGTAGACAGTATTGGGCGTAGGTGGGTGTCCTGGATAAATACGCCAAGCACAACGTTACAAGAGATGGACGTAGCAGATAAATTTGTATTTATAGGTGTTAGTGCTAAAGGGGTGATGCCGCAGATAGCTACAAGCGATGGACTAAAATATCCACACCATGTACAAGCAGCTCTAGCAGAGAGTATGACTGTAGACGTACCAGCAATACCAGGCACTGCATTATTATATGAATTACTTATATTAGTAACAGTGCTTATATTAGCTGTAGTTATAGTACGTGTGTCTGGTTTGGTTGGCACTGTTGTAGGGATCGTGAGCCTTGGGTCTATGACCGCGGTCGGTGGTTGGTATTTAATTACCTCTAATATACTTATAGATGTTAGTTACAGTTTAGTATCAATGGTGCTTATATCTGTGCAAGAGTTTTATTTAAGATTTAATGAACAGTTTAAATTACGACAGCTGATTAAAAAACAATTCGAGCACTACCTAGACCCCAGGCAAGTTGCACGATTGCAAGAAGATCCTAGCTTACTTAAATTAGGAGGAGAACGTAGGACTTGCACGTTTTTATTTACTGACGTTAGAGGTTTTACAAATTTATCTGAAAAGTTAGAACCAGAACAAGTTACTGAAATAATGAATAAAGTGCTTACCGCGCAAGT